TCAACTGCCGATTCGATTTCCTCGTCGGCGCGTTTAATCAGGAATTGCCCAATTGGACCCTGCAAAAACGCCTCAACCTGAAAGCTCAGATCGATGCTTTGCTGAATTTCGCGGACTTCCTGTGTTTGTTCGTTCGTCATAGTGGCGAACACTACTGCTACCCCTCCTAATATGAGGATTCAATCATTCAAGATTGCGCAGCTTGTAGAGCGTGCCAAGATAGAGCGCGGCGATTTCATCGATGATGTTTAGCAACGGGCCATGCGCCGGCTTCTCGAACGCGCTGCGGGCGCTGACGATTTCTGTCAGGAAAGACTCCAGCACTGCATCAATCTTTCCCTTGGCTGGCGTGCCATAAGGAATGTTGGTCAATGGTGTGTACATCCCGGCATAGGCTTCGGCGAAACGGTCAGCCAAAGGAATGATGGCTTCGTAGAAATCGCCGAGCGCCACATGACTTGCGTAACTTCCCGGCCCGGTTGCCGCCAGATGGGCGCGGTGCGCCTGTTCGCGGGACATGAACATGATCGAGACTAGGTTAGCGGCTTCTTTCATTGCAACTCCGATTCGATGCCTTGGTTCAATCCGCTGGCAGCACTATCTGCTCTGGCAGGAAACATCGGCGAGGTATTGCCGCTTTCCGGCACATCAGCCGGATACGGCATATCGACCACCGGGAAGTTCGGATCAACGCCGACCGGATTAGGCATTTGATACCCTGCTGCCTGCATCAGCTTGTCAGCAATCGGCGCCACCTGTGGAACGCTTGCCACCACTTCAGCGGCTTGCATGGCGGAATAGCTTGCCTCTACGCCCTTGGCGACCTTCTCGGCATCGATCTTGGCGGTGCGCGCCTCGATTTCCTTGACCTGTGCGGCCAGAAGTTCGGGCGGGAACTTGGCAGCAAGTGCCTGTTGCGCCTCTTGCAGTTGCGTTTGCAGCGAAACTAGTTGCGGGTCTTGCGACTTTTCCTGATTGAAGAAGCGCCCACCATCCTTATGCCCTAAAGCGCCAAAGACTTCCTTGATAACTTCGGTCGGGTCAATGCCGTACTTCTCCAACACCCCATCAGATAGAGCGTTCTTGACACCGTTGATGCCCGTCAGCAGGTTGTTGATCTTCTGCGTTGGGCTGGTCGCATTCATGCCGACATTGACCGATAGCGTTAGATCGGCCATCAGCAATTCATCCGTCACCTGGTCAAATCCGAACTTCTGGAACAACGGCGCCTTGTCAGCCGCCAGCGCAAGAATGGTTTCGTCAGTTTCGTAATGCTGTTCCAGCTTGACCAGTTGATTCAACACTGGCTCAACCCACGTTTCGATGAATGTCTTGAGGCTATACGACTGAACCTTGTTGGCATCTCCAGCGAGAATTTCCATCCCGCCAACGGTTTCATTCAGCTTACGATTGGCCTGAACGGATGACTGGCTCATGTTTCCGGTAATCTCGTCAAAGTCCATGTTCAGCCGGTCCTGCTCGTTGTAGCTCGAACTGGTCACATCCGGCGTATCAATGACCTTCACATCTGCATTGATGTCATTCATCAATGTAACCGCAGACGGTACGTTACGGGTCAGCGAGCGCAGATCAACCTGGCGATTGCGGGCGACGAAATACCGCTTGTTCATCGCAAACTTGACGTTATCAATGCGCTGATTGGCGATTTCGTTGATTTCTGCGGCGGTATCCCGAGCAAGGCGTACCGGACCACTCGGCCAGTTCTTATGCGTTTCGATTACACACTTGCCAATGACGAACGGGCGCTTGCCGTGGGCGTACTGCGTAATCAACGGCTCCGGCTCGGACAGCATGAACTCGGCGCCGAGCGTGTAGTACAGCACATCACTACCAGATTCGTCGTCGGCCATGATGTTCATATGCACCCATACAATCGTGAAATCATTGATGGATGTCACTTGATCGGTGCTGCTTGAACGGTTGTCCTCACGAAGCAATCGGGTCGAGTCGTATTGCTTGGCCGAACTCTTCAGTTGCGAATCACTCAGCGCCAGCCAGTTGCCGGAAACCATCTTCGCCTTTACGTCCTTGACGTACATCGGAATCAGGCGAATCAGGTAAGGCGACGTGCCAACCGGATCGGTCCAGTCAGCCGCAGGATCGAAGCGTAGGTTTTCAATCGGCAACAGGGTAATTCGCGGCTCGTCAATGCGGCGGATCGGGTCATACACCCATTCCTGATGACTGATGACCGTACCCTGCACCATCGCGTCCTGATAGGCGCCAATGGCGATCTGGAACCACGGAATCGACTTGGTGAGGCGGTACTGAAGCAACTCCTGCATGATTTCAGCACTGACCTGCTGCGCTTCGTCAGTCTCGCGCTGCGGGGTAATGCTTACCGTGTCAGAGGTAGAGAAAAACGCCTCGGCAGCAGTTGCTTCATTGGAGCGCACCATCGCTCGCGTCTTCGGGCGATAGAACTTGCTACGCGCCCTGTAGGCGTCTGAAAGATACTTGGAATCAGGGTTGTGCCGGCTCTGGAACTGGCGAATATCGCGCTCAAGCTGCGGCCTGATATTGGCATTGAAGTAGTCAGTGCTGCCACGAAACGCGTCTCGCGCCAATTGCAGCGCCTTGGCCTTGTCGATCATTTGCTTACATCCCCAATCACGCGCCCCTTGATGTCAGTCGGCATTGAGGCAATCGCATCGTCATTGACCCGTCCGCGCATCTGTTTGAATCGCTCTAGGATTTCACCAGCGCCACGCACCGCCCTTGCCAGCAGGTCGGATGCCGAATAAGACTTGTCCAGCTTGAGCAGATAACCATACTCAGCAGACAGCATGAAGTTATGAATCGTCGCCACGCCCTGCTCGCCACGCACACGCACCGCCCACAAATGGCCTGGATACTTCTCGTTGAGCTTTTCGCCGATCATCTTCGACATGGAAAAATCAAGCGCGTCGCTGGCGTTGTGTTGTTCGTCGGCGACGATGATGTTTGAATCGGCTGTCAGCATTCTGGCTCTGTCTCGGTCTGGATCAGGTTGGTTTTTTGGTCATCGGACAAGCACATCCATTCTTCGCGGGCGTAATACTGACGAATGCACTCCGGTAACTGGTAATACGGGTCAGGCTCATGCCTGTTCATACTCTGAAGTAAATTTTCGACCATTTGAAAACTCGTAAGCCCAATCGTTAGGGCGCAAAGGCTCGCCCGTGGAAGCCTGGGCAATGGCAACCTCTTCGCTGAACAGGCGCTCGCTGAAGCTGCAATTCGGCGTATTGATCGGGGTGTTTTCGTCAGCCACGTATCGTCCTCTCGTAAGCCTCAAACATTCGTTGCTGCTTATTGCCTTGGCGCTCTGCTATGACACATGCCTTTTCCATCAACTCGTCAGTCCATTCAACAACATCAAGGAACGGCGCCCACTCCTTGTCGATTTGCACGTCATAAGCATTGGCTTTGCGCTGGTATCCTTCCCAATGCGTTTCAATTTTCATCAGGTCAGCTACCGTCTGCATATACCTCTGGCTCCAATGTGCGCTGGTCGATGATGATCGGTGGAACTGGATCAATGTCATAAATCCGGCTAACGGCATCAATCAAGTCGTCATGCGCACAGAAAGGAAACGTCAAAAACTCTTCAAGGAAATTCTTGTTGAGAGAATAAACGCGCCCCTCTTCATCCTTGCGATGCACTGGCGTGAAGATACGGAACGCTTGGCCGTCTGCCCTGACCTTCGCCTGATTGGTTGTCTCGCCCTTGGTAATGGCCGGCAGGAAGAATCTTCCGTTGCGGAATGCCGGCTCCAGTCGTTGCACACGGTCTGTCTTGCTGCCTGGACCTTCACGCGGCCAAGCTAGTTCAACAATGTCGAACACGTCCTTGTCGCGCTGCATTTCCATGTCGAAGTATTCAAGGTCTGAAGTGCTTCCGTATCTTTCATAGCCGACCTTGACCGCCTGAACGCCGGGCATTGTCATCCAGTATTTGCGCATTGCCTTGATAGTCGTGTATCGCTCACGCAAGCCCATCTTGTGATGGTAGCCATCGACCAACCAGAAATTACCCGAGGCATCCATCGCTACCGCAGGGATGGCGGTCTTGTCGCTGCCCTTCTTCTTGGAACTGGCCGGGTCGCACAAGATGTAGATGTTCAGCGTCGCAGGGCGCACATCCTGGAAGCGCAACCAGTCCTTGCTGAAGATAGCCGCCGTGCCGGCTGCTGGATTCTGTAGCATCTGCGCCGCGAGAACTGCCGTGGTCTGCTTCTTCAGCTTGTCGGCCCATACTTCATCGCTAAGAAACACAGGCTTTCCATCGCGCAATCCATTATCGGTTGCGGCATAGATACGCGGAATGACAGCGCCCATGTCCATCATGGTCTGATAACTGTCGGCAAAGGAATATCGCGTGCCGATATGCCAAGACCTTGCGAGTCCGCCGCCTTCTGGCCGGGCACCAAGGTTATCCGATAGTGACCATGCTTCCGTGGTCTTTTGGACCATTTCCGGACTGGTTACAGACTCCAGCGTAACCACGTCATCATAGACGCGCAGCAGGAAATGGCGCCCGGTCGGCTGACCATCGACCAATCCATGTCCTTCTACCGTAGATTCCTTCGGATTGCTCTTGCGCTTGACGACAATCCCGGCGTCTTCCGACCATCGGGGAGATTCTTTCTTTGGGTCGGCGTACAGAATGTCAGGATAAATCGCCTTCAGATGTTCGTTCGATTCAAGCTCGTACTTGATCTGTCGCAGGAATGCGCGGGCGGTCGGCTTGTTGAACGAGAATATCCCGATGGTTATCTCGGGATTCTTCAGAACCTCCTGGATGATCCCGCAGAAGGTAATAATTGTTGATTTGTAATGCTCGCGTGCCCACAAATCCAAGTAGCCATCAGGGGATTCCTCAACCTCTCTGCACCTTGCGTAAAGCCAATCATCCCAAACGTCACCCCGCTTAAGCAGGGTCGTAAGGAGATAGAACCTGTCATTACGACCAAGCCACGCGGCGCCCTTGTCGCCATGAACCGCAATGATGCGAACCCACCAGTCATGCGCCTCTTCTTTGGTCGGTTCAGACCGAATAAACCCGGCAAGCTCTTCGCTTAGGTCAATCACTCTTTCGCTTCTGCTCGCTTCTTGGCAATCTTTGCCTCTAGCGCAGCGATTGATTCCTGGCTAGCAGTCGTCACAGTGGATTCAACGGTGGCATTAACCGTCTGGTCGATTTCCTGCTTATCGCGCCAAATCGCCTTTTGCCGATTCTTCAGCCAAAAGATTGCCGCGCCGGTATCCGGAGGATAGTGTTCTTCGTAATCAACGATAAGTGGCGTGCCGCCGTCATTGAAAATCTTTACCGCTTTATGGGTGTATCCGGTAGCTCGTTTGAACAATCTGTCAGCCACAAAAGCATCAGCAGCATCCTTTCCTTTGTTTATGGACTCTAAAAAACCTGGTTGCGAAACCTTCCAGACGTTGATTGTTTGCTCACAAACACCCCATATTCTTGCAAGGTCTTTGTCAGTCATCCCAAGCAAAGCCATTTGATAGCCCTGTTCGATATACTCTTTCTTGAACAATGACGGGCGACCTGCTTTTTTCTTTTCAGTGTTATCCGCCATCATTAATCCTCCAATACCCGATGAACAAATCCGATTCCTATTTCTACCTCTTGCGCCCTTGGCATCATCCACTCGGGATAAATGGCTGTTGGCGCTGAGACGTGCCGGTATATCCAGCACGTCCTAGTCCTGAACTTGTTACTCACCCAATTCCATTCACGTTTTTCCACTTCTGCCATTTTCAGCAATGCCCTTGCAACTTTTCTCCAAGGGAAGCCCATTTCACACGCTATTTCTCTTGATGTTGCCCAACTTGGTCCGCGTTCGATCATGTGACAAAGAATGACCGACTGAATGTCTGCGTCTTCTTCCTGTCGGTCATAGTGCGATGGGCGGTCTAAAGTACAGTCGTTGCGGATTATTTTTTGTTGTGGCATCGGATGGTTCTTTCAAAGTCCATCAAGTCAAACAGATGTATTCATTTGTTCTATTGGCCCGTATGGACTTGGCCGATACCTGATTTCAGCAACCAATCCAATTCGATCAAAATAGGCGTTCAGTTTCTTAATCGAAAACATGGAATTGCTATTTAATCGCGGGAATTTAATCCGAAGATGCTTTGCCTGTTCACGCTCTTCAATCAGCCTTTTTGCCGCATCAATGTCAGGCGGAGACTGCCCCATAATGTCTGGGCGCAACCGATTGAAATTAAGATGCGGAAGTGGATATGCCCACTCTGCAATTGCGCCTGGTATCTGATCGGCACGAACCTTTGTTTCATTCGGCCCAAGCCAGAAAATTACTGTTCGGTTCATTAGCTCGCCCATTTACTGAATCGTGATTGCTTCTTCTTCGTTCAGTTCCTCGCCGGCAATCTCGTCCGACTCGGCCAGTGTTTCGACTATCGCCAGCGCAAATGCCAGCGGATAACCTTCGAGCAGATTCTTTTCGAGTGCTACGGCGCAGACCTCATACATGGCTGCAACTTCGTCGTCATTCAGCAGAAGCTTGGTTAGCTGTTCGATTTGCATTCGATATTCCTTTGCAGTGAATCATGCTCAAAGACGGGCAGAGCGTGCGATATGCCAACAATCAATAGCCCCATAGATTTCAGGTATTCGCTATCCGTTGTCCGTTGGCATCCTTCGCACTTGCGGTCGATTGCACGGCGGTCGTATCGGCAGAGTCTGGTTATGTCGTATTGCTGGCAACCGTAGGTCATGCAAAATCTCTGCACTTAATCTTTGTAATGATCCGATGACCATTGCGCGTTTTAAGCTCAGTCTTCGGTCGCGCAACTATTCCCTCAGCCTGAAATTCTCCCCACGTTGAAATAATCCCTGTTTTTGCTGCGGAAATTGCATCGTGTAGCGTCCCCTCGCCGATGATCGGAACAACATCAATACCTAGCTTCTGCGCCACATCCTCAACGTCTGCGCGTTGCAACCACCAATCTCCAACTTTCACATCAAAAAGCACGAAATCTTGGTCAGGTCGATAATTGCCTCCGACCTTCTGAATTTTCGCTCCATATCCTTCACCATATAGGCAGGCATCACATCCAAATACTTCCTGCATCTTTGTCGCCAGCGGCAAGAACCGCTCATTCAGTCGCGTAACCAGTTGCGCCGGAATCTGCGCCGAGTCAGTCTTGCCGCCAAAAGTCACAACGCCATCATTAAGCATCACGCGAATATTTGTTCCATCCACCTTCTCTGTGAAAACCCACGTATTCATTGCTAGAAACTCGAACTCAGGCAAAGTCCATTGACCTTCCAATAGCGTCTTTCCATTTCGTTCCATATCTCGCTTAAACAGCGTTTGAATCTTGTGATATTCATTCATTTCAATCTCCTATGGTGCGTAATACTTTGAAAACAGCTCTTGCTTGAGCGCGTAGCCCATCAGCGGCCAAATCTTCTGCACGGCATTCTGGCGGGCTATCTTGCGGCCTAGTTCGGCGTCGAAGTTATCCGGAGATGCGCAGGCGCTCTCACCTGTGACGGTGAAGCCGTTCTTCATGACGATGACACAGAATGTCAAAAGACCAAGCGGGCTTCTGTGGTCGTGAATTTCTGCAATGGAAACGCCGTCAATTTCATCATCGTCATCAGAACGCTTCCACGCTTCGCCAATGGCTCCTTCGCGTGCCGTGAAGTAGTGTTCGCTGGCGATGTTAGCCTCAATGTCTGCATGAGTTACACGCGGAGCCGTAAGACCCTTTGCCTGGATTTCCTTCTCAATTGTTTCGTCGTTCATTTGCTTCTCCTTTGTTAAAAAATCAAAATCCGGTTGCGTAAAACCTTGCAATCTTTGCGTACCTATCGCGGCATGGTGCGCATGTTTCATCAACTAGGCGAATTGACCATTCACCGCAAGATGAACACTCGCCAGCCGTACCTTTCGGAATCTCAGCAGCTTTCCGCATGGCTTCTTTTACGTGGTCATCAACGACTGATTCGATAAAGTAATCAGCGCGGTCTATTGGATCGTTTGGAATGTCTCGGTCAATTTCCATTGCTGGCCTCGTTTTGTTTTGCGCGTCCGATTTCGGCAGCGGATCGAACTATGGCGCGACGGGTTGCTGCGCAAGAATCGTCACCATAAACCTCTATAACTTCTGTTTGGTTTGCTTCACGCATCATGTCAGTACGGCGTCGTTGCTTGGCAATGACTGAGTGACGCTCAGTTTCGTTGTATATTGGATAAGGCAATGTGCTGATACCAAGCTTCACAGCCAGCCGCAGCGCATCGCCGTCGTCGGTAAGCGGGTTCCAGTTTCCTGGTATTCCATCGACTACGATGTACCCGCCAAATTTTGCATATTCATAACCAGCCGCATTGGCAGCAAGACGCAATAGTTCGCGGTCGGCTTCATCGCCTGGGGAAATGTCGCGGTCAATTTCCATTTTTCTATCCACGCTCATGAGGCGACGACGGCAAATGCATCCAATGAGTCGGATTACAGATCCGACCGCCAGCATTCCATCTTCCTTTTCCTCTTTCCGTATATCCATACACTCCGATTTGGCAAAATGATCCGTTCCAAATCAATAAATATGGACTGTGATTCATGAACCACTTTTCTTTATCAAACGGTTTAACTGGTGCGGTTTCAATCGGTTGCCATTCCATTCTTCATCTCCTTTAGTTTCGCCACGTAATGCGCTTTGATGGCCTTCAGTTCGGCTATCGTGTATTTCTTTGGTGTCTGGTCAGCCTCTAGTGATTCAACGGCTTCTAGTCCGATTCTGGCGATTAGTCCGACGCGATAATCAACGGCATTTCCAGACAAATATCGATTCTCGCGCTTGGCCTGGGCGTGGCAGTTGCGCTCGTCAAAGCGAAGATGAGGTGCACTTCCCCTGCTGCGATAATGACCGGCATCTACGTTGTTACCTGACCAGTCCAACGGCTGACCGCTCGATATGCACGGATGGCCTGCCAGTTGATCCCGAAGTCTTATAAATTGGTTGAATGCTGTTTGCGCCTCTCGCATCCATTCACTTTTCGTCTTCAGCTTCAGGCGTAATATCTTCGTGCTGGCTATCTCTGCAATCCGCTCGGCTTTCTCGCGCTTGGCCTTGGAGCGTTCGGCAAAGAAAACACCAAGCGCAACCTTGCACTCGAATGAGCAAGTGTTTTGACCGCAATATGTTGGTTTGAACATTTGCTTGCAGTGACGGCATTTGCGCGGTTTCTTCGGGATTGCCATTACGCGGCCTGCCATAATGATTTTTGGCCACATAGATGCTCTAACGTATCAATGCGAGGTCTGCTTTTAACATTCCAATTTCCGCCGCCACGCAATCCAATTAGTATCCATCCTGCCCCCCTAAGACTTGCTCCGCCTTCTTCTGGAAGCGTATAGGTAATGAGTCGTGAATATCCAAGCGCCTTTGCAGCCCTCCATGCAGATGAATAAAGCATGGAACACGCATTTCTAGTTCCGTCAGTGCAACAACGATTAACTTCAAGCGTAAATCCATCATCAAGATGACGAGATACAGGACGCCCAACTATTGCAACTCCACGAACGGTTTCATCAGAAACCGCAATCGAAAATTTATGGCCTACAACTGGCCTGTGATGCCTGTGATGAGTTGAAACAAATGCGTTTGCCTCAGAAAGTTCAATTGGCGTAATTTTCACGATGC